GGGTAGCGTACCAGAAACTGATCGACTTCCTGGCGCGGGAGGAATACGCGTTCATTGTTTGCGACGCGAACACGGAGGGCGACTCCACCGCCACGACGATCGACAAGAGCGTGGAGGAAGGGAACGCGATCTACGATGAGATCATGAAGCCCGGCGGATGGGAGTCCGCCATGGGCAGCTATTTCGACTGGGAGACGACCTACCGCAGCCCGCGGAGCTTGGGTGTGATCTCGGCCATCGACAACATCTACTACAAGGACAACGGGAAGGTGGTCCTGTCCGGCCTGCATGTGCTGGGAGACCTATACGACGACCTGGCGTCCGATCACATCCCGATCGTGGCTGACTTCACGCTGCTGTGACGGGGGTGAGGACATGAACAGCGCGGAATACGTAGGAAAATACATCGAGCAGCTGAAGGGCAGCGGGGTGCCGCTGTCCGAGGCTGCGTGGAAGGCCGCGCTGGCGTGCGTCGGCTGGGCGTACGTGTTCGGCGCCAGGGGCCAGTACTGCACGCCGGCGAACCGGCGGGCCCGGTATTCGGACGAACATCCGGCGATCAAGACCAGCTGCAAGAACTACAACGGCAGCGGATCCTCCGGGTGCAGCGGGTGCAAGTGGTACCCGCAGGACAAGCTGACGCGGATGTTCGACTGCCGCGGGTTCAACTACTGGATCCTGCTGCAGGTGTTCGGATGGGAGCTGCAGGGAGCCGGCTGCACCAGCCAGTGGAACAACAGCGCGAACTGGCGGGAGAAGGGAAGCGTGGCCGACGGGATCCCGCGGGACGTGATCGTGTGTCTGTTCTATGAGGACAAGAAAGACAAGCGCGTAATGGCGCACACCGGGCTGTATTATAACGGGGAGACGTGCGAGTGCTCCAGCGGGGTGCAGCACAGCAAGAGCCTGGGCAAAAAGTGGACCAAGTGGGCGGTTCCGGCCTGCGTGGACGGTGTGATCCCGCCGCCGGATCCGGGAACAAAACCGACGCTGAGGCGCGGGGACAAGGGCGCATACGTTACGCTGGCACAGACGGAGCTGAAGAACAAGGGGTACGACCTGGGCAAGTGCGGTGTGGACGGGGATTTTGGCCGCGCGACTGAGGCCGCGGTGAAGCAGCTGCAGAAGGACGCCGGACTGGTCCAGGACGGGGTAATAGGCCCGCGGACGTGGGCCGTGCTGGACTCGTCCGAACCGGTGCAGCTGTACAAAGTCATTGTTCCGCATCTGACGGCGAGCGAGGCGGACGCGCTGATGGAAAAGTATCCGACGGCGTACAAGGAAATGGAGGGGTGATGCCTTATGTGGGATTTCATCGCAAAATACTGGTTGGAATTTGTTTTCGGCCTGATCGTGGCGGCGCTGAGCGCTGGATACGCGAAGATCAGCAAACGGCTGAAGGATGAAAAGGTCCGGAACCAGGCGATCGAGAACGGCGTGCGGGACATCCTGCGGATGCAGATCCTCGACACCTATGACCGGTGCAAGGCTGCCGGATCCATCTCTGTCAGCCGGAAGGACGCCATCGACTCGGCCTACAACAGCTACCACGCGCTGGGCGGGAACGGGACCATCACACAGGTGCACAACGAACTGATGGCCATGCAGATTAATTGAGGAGGATTACAGTATGAAGATGAGCAACAAGGTGTACGACGTCCTGAAGTTTATCGCGCAGATCCTGCTGCCGGCGCTCGGCACGCTGTACTTCGCCCTGGCGAAAATCTGGGGCTTTCCGTACGCGGCGGAGATCGTCGGAACCATCAGCGCGGTGGACGCGTTCCTGGGTGCGCTGCTGGGGATCAGCACTGCGAAGTACAACGCGGAGGTGCAGGCCGCGGAACAACAGCCGCCCGATGAGGGGAATGGATAAGGAAAAGCCCTCGGGGATCATTCCCCGGGGGCTGTTTTTTTATTTGGGCTATTGTTCAGATACGCTTCACGTTCTTGATGATCTTTCCGCGGTCCCTGATTAGTTCATTGGGAATGACATGACGCCAGGCAATAATACCGATATGGCCATGGAGAAAAAACAGGAGCGGGGCGTGTTGTTCGTCTTTATCAATGCACGTTGGAGAGTACGTATATAAAGACGAACAGGAGGAGAAGCCTTTAAGGATGGAAAGCTCAGGAGGAACGGAACCGCCGCCGAACAGCTGCCGGCCTTCCTTGTATGAGTCGGTGCCGGGCGGAGGACTGTCCGGAGGAGTGTCCGGGAGCCCGCGGAGGTGGTTCAGGTAGACGACGATCCGGCCGTCGGCGTAAAGGTAAACGGAATTGATGAAACTGTTAATGATAAACTCAATGTTGGATTCCTTTTCCAGATCCTGAAGGGTGACCTGGAGGAAATCAACGAAATCGTCACGGCTGAAGCGGGAACAGGATTCCGCTCTTTTGCGGGTGATCTGGACGTCAAGGTCCTTCAGCTGGCGCTCAAGCAACTCCATCCGGGCGGCGATCCGCGGGCGGGTGGACTCAGGCATGGAGATCAGGCTGTCGATCAGCTTGTTCAGGTCACGGTCGGTCTGCTCGCGCTGGGCCTCCAGGGCCTGGAACTCGGAGGCGTCGAAATCGGAGCGGATAATCTCCATGACGCTGTCGGCGATGGCCTCAAGGGTTTTCCGCTTCTTGTTAAGGAGGAAATCGGAGACGATCCTGCAGACGGCGTATTCGATATCACGCTTCTGGATGCCAGGCATCCGGCAGCCGTTATGGTCCACGGAGCGCCCGCGGCACTGATAATAGAAATACACACCGGAAGCGCTGACTCCTCGGCCGCCGATCATCCGGCAGCCGCATTCGCCGCAGAAGATCTTTTCCAGCAGCAGGGAACGGGACTCAGGCGTGCGGGAGGCGGCAGGGTTCCGGTGGTTCATGGCCCGGCGGGAGGCGCAGCGGTCGAAGAGGTCCCGGTCAATGATCGGCGTGACGCAGCCTTCGACGAGCTGATCGCCATAATAGAAGTCACCGACATAGAGACGATTGTCGAGGATGTGCTGGATTGTGGAATACTGAAAGAGGGCGCCGCGCCTGGCCCGGAGGCCGCGGCTGTTCAGGTCCGTGAAGATATCCTTATTGCGCTCGCCGGCGGCGTAGCGTTCAAAGATTTCTTTCACCACCGGCGCGGTGCGCGGATCCGGAACCAGGCGGAGGTCCTGCACGGTGTAGCCGTAGGCGACGGGGCCGCCGGGGAAAAGGCCCTTGCGGACAGACTCGGCCTTTCCGCGTTTGATGTTTTCGGAGAGGTTCGCGGAATAATACTCCGCCATAGACTCCAGCAGGCCCTCCAGGATCACGCCCTCAGGGCTGTCCGTGATATTCTCCATGACGGAGATGACGCGGACGCCGTGCTTCTTGAGGGTGCGCTTATAGACGGCGCTGTCGTAGCGGTTGCGGGCGAAACGGTCCAGCTTCCAGACGATGACGAAACGGAAAGAGTGCTTCTCCGCGTCTTTGATCATCTGCTGGAAGGCGGGGCGGCTGTCGCTGGTACCAGTGAGGGCGCGGTCGATATACTCATGGAGGACCGTATAGCCGTTTTTTTCCGCGAAAGCGTAGGCGTCGTGCAGCTGCCCTTCGATGGACTGCTCCGTCTGGGAGTGGGAGGAGTACCGCGCATAAATCACGGCGGGCTTCAGGTCTGCGGTCATCACAGCACCTCATTCATCATGGAGAATAATTCTTCCGGGGAGATGATGCTGATCTTTCCGCCTTCGGAGATCATTTTCCAGGCCAGGACTTCCTTGGAGGAAATATAGACGGGCGGGAGGCCCTGATAGACACCGCGGACCAGGTAATCCGTGGCGTCGGAAATTTTGAGGGTGGCCTTTCCGCCATGCTTCGCGATCAGCTCCTCGACGTCATAGCGTTCATGGCCGGGGATCTCACCGGTCAGCACGAAACGCTTTCCGGAGAGGGAGGCGTCGATCTTCTCCACGGCGCCGGAAAAGTGTCCGGTGCTGAAGGTGAGGGTGATATCTTCGGGGATAGGGGCGTTGAAGGGCTTCTGCATGGAGACGATCATCAGCTGGGCCAGCGCCTCAGCGTCGCCGAGGGCGCTGTGGGCGTGTTTGTTTATGATTCCGGCAGCGGACAGGAATGTTTCGAGCTTGTGGTTGGGGAGATCGGTCCAGACGGTCTTCAGGTCCATGGAATCAAACCAGGCGGTCGGAACCGTGAACCGGTGCCGCATACAGGAGCGGGCGAGGAATTTGATATCAAAAGCGGCATTATGCGCGACGATGATATCGGAACCGATGAAGCGGAGAAGGCCCGGAAGGACTTCGCGGATCTTCGGCTGGTTGCAGACCATGTCGTCCGTGATATGGTTGACGGAAGACGCGGAGGACGGGATGTGCATCTCCGGGTTGACGTACTGGTGATAGGTATCGTTCACGCGGC